TTTCTCCTGAAGATGCTAAAGACGAAGTGATTGATACGATTATTAAATTATTACAAAAATAAAAAAATGGCTAAGATAAAAGAACAAATAGATTACGGTGGAAGACGAGAAAGAATGGACCCGAATTTGGAAAGAAAGTTAGGTAGTCCAGAAAATCTTTATGCTCAAAATCCTGCAATGAAAAAAGGTCCTGCTGACGTGCAAAGGTTAGTAAGTAAAAGATTTGGTAAAGTTGCGGATAAGTTAAAAGAAGTTGTTGGAAACCAAAATATTAGTTCTCAACAAGTTCAAGGGATGATTTATAGTGAAATGATGAGAAGACTCCCTAACATTATGAGAATTGAAGCTGCTCACAAAGAAGAACTTGAACAATTAGCCGTTGAAGCTTCTTTAGAAGAGGGAGAAGTTCCTGAAGGAAGATATCAAATTGATGCTCAATTAGGTCAACCTGACACAGGTGATTTTAGATTCAATCCTGAAGATGATGAGGAAGAAGAAGAAGAAAAAGACGAACTTGAAATACCTTCATTTGATGTAGAAGATTTAACAGATGAAGAACAATTAGAACTTGAAAAACACAAGAGAAATATTATTAATGCGATTATTCAAGGTGCTGCGAAAAAAGGTCATTATATTTTTCAGAAACCTTCAGTAAAGGCTAGATTGGATGAAATTGACCCATCGTTATATAGAGATTATTTAGGTATCATGGCTATCAATGATTTCATGTATTTTACTATGGAACAAATGATTGAGATGATGAGTCAAACAGGTCAAGGTGTTGCTGGTAAAGTAAAATTGAGTAATGCTGACAGTGATGATGAAGGTGATGATGAAGGTGGTGAAGGTGCACCTGACACCAAAATAAGTGCTACTGGACTTATATTCCCAATATTATGTCATGAAATAATCAAAGGATTAGAAGAGGCTAAAGGTAGACATGGTTTACCAAAAGAGCCAGGTTTACGTCAAAAAGTTCAAGCACAAGTTGATACTTTAGCGAATGAACCAATGCAATTAAGAATAGGACCTGAAATCGTGGAAAGGCTTAGAAACGCATTACCCGATTCAATGTTTGACGAATCAAACAAAGGTCTAATAAACTGGTTCCATATCTTGTTATACCAAATACCGGCACAAGAATTCTTGGAAATTATAGGAAATGCCATCTCAGAAGATGAGTCAAAAATAAAAAAAGCAACTTCAAGATTTGAAGAAATTATGAGAGAAGCCATTGATATGAAATCAGAATTTGAGGATTACAAAGAGGAAGAAGATATTGATTCTGATGGAGATGATGAGGATAATTTAGATGATTTTCTGAGTAGTTTGGGCATATCTAGACCCAAATAATAATTTGTGACTAAAGAACAATTAATTATAGAAGTTACGAAGTGTATGAGGAATACTCCTTATGCACTTCGAACTTATTTACAAACATACGATAATACAGTATCAAAGTATGTTCCATTAGACCTTTTCCCTGACCAAGTGAGCCTTATTGAGGATTACGACAAATACAATGAAAATATTGCATTAAAGTATCGTCAGGCGGGTGTATCAACGGTTACTGCCGCTTGGGCGTCAAAAAAATTGGTGTTTGCCAAAAAACAAAAACCTGAAAAGATTCTAATCATTGCCAACAAATTAGATACATCTGTCGAGATGGCTAATAAGATTAGAAGCTTCACTGAACAATGGCCAACATGGGTTGGGGTTAGTTTTGCAAAAGAAAAGAATTCTCAAAGACACTTTAAATTAACAAATGACTGTGAAGTAAAAGCGGTGGCAACATCGAAAGATGCCTTGAGAGGTTATACTCCAACCATCCTCATTTTTGATGAGGCTGCGTTCATTGAGGCTGACGGAGATTTTTGGTCAGCGTGTATGGCCTCACTATCTACGGGTGGTAAAGTTATTGTTGTTTCTACTCCAAACGGATACGACCCCATCTACTATGAAATCTATGACCAATCATTAAGAAACATGAACGATTTCAAGATATCTGAAATGTTTTGGTATCGTGACCCAAGATATACACGAGACTTGTATATGGTTAAAACTAATGATTTGGTTCATTATTTGTTAAACAGAGAAGAATATCCGAAAGACTCTGTTGTAGATTTATCAACAGAAAATCCATATGATAGAGACCATACTGTAACAACAGACTACATTGAACAAGGGTATAAACCATGTTCCGCTTGGTTTGAGAGTATGGTTAAAAAACTCAAATACGATAGACGTAAAGTTGCTCAGGAATTGGAATGTAACTTCTTGGGTTCAGGTGATAACGTATTCGAATCCGAATTGATGCAAAATATTGCAAAGAATATGTTGAGAGAACCATCGGCAAAACTCATGGGGGGTTCCCTTTGGATTTTCAAAGAGCCAGTAAACGGTCACAAATATGTAATGGGGGTCGACGTATCTCGAGGAGATTCTGAGGATTTCTCATGTATTCAGATTATTGATTTTGATGAAAGAGAACAGGTTTTAGAATATGTTGGAAAAGTTCCACCTGATGTTATTGCAGAAATTGCGTATAAGTGGGGGACAATGTATAATGCTTATTGTGTAGTCGATATTACTGGAGGTATGGGCGTTTCTACAGCGAGGAAAATGCAAGAATTATCTTATGGTGGTGGATTATACGTTGATAACGTTGACACTTCTAACAAATGGAAATGGGACCCCAAGATAAATGAAAAAATACCTGGAATTAATTTTAACAGTAAAAGAGTTCAAATTATTGCTGCGTTGGAAGAAGCTGCGAGACATGAATTCAAAATTTATTCAAATAGATTATACAATGAAATGAATACTTTCATTTATGTAAACGGTAGACCAGACCATCAGAAAAATCACCACGATGATTGTATTATGGGTATTTCTATGGCGATTTATGTTGCTGAAAAATCTTTTCAATCTTTAACTAAAGTTACAAATCATACAAAGGCTATGTTAAATTCATGGACAAGTAATGTTCATGAAAACAAAAATACTTCTGATTTCTTTAATCCGATGGTTCCACAGATGGGTAAAGACGCAAGAGGATACAATAATGGTCCATCTAAAAAAGACTACGAAACATATAAGTGGTTATTTGGGGCTTGATAGTATTTATATTATCGAAGTATTAAGTAAAATTATATCATGGCAGAACAGAATTTAACGGTTTGGCAACGATTATCCAAAACTTTTGGACCTAACTCACTTTTAGGTCAAGATTATCCAACTTTTAAGTTTGATAAAAAAGAAATATTACGCACAAAAAGTAGGGAAGAATACGAGAAGGAAAAACTTCAAGCACAACAAACTTATTATTTGGGAAACCAGTGGACTAAGGTTGAAAACAACCTTTATTCACAAGCGATATATTATGAACCATCAAGGTTATCTGCTCAGTATGATTATGAATCGATGGAGTATACTCCTGAGATTTCTGCAGCCTTAGACATTTATGCCGAGGAATCCACAACGACTAATGAAGATGGATTCATACTTCAAATCTATTCTGAGTCCAAAAGAATAAAATCAGTTCTTGCGGATTTATTTAACAATGCTTTGGATATAAATACCAATTTACCTATGTGGACAAGAAACACTTGTAAGTATGGTGATAACTTTGTGTATTTAAAATTAGACCCTGAAAAAGGTATTGTTGGGTGTCAACAATTACCAACAATCGAAATTGAAAGACATGAGGTTGGTGCGAGCCAAAAGATTTCTCTTTCGATAGAAAAAACTGAACCCAATAAAGCTCTTACATTTACATGGAAGAATAAAAACATGGAATTTCAAACGTGGGAAATAGGTCATTTCAGATTATTAGGTGACGATAGAAAACTTCCATACGGAACTTCAATGTTGGAAAAAGCAAGAAGAATTTGGAAACAGTTATTGTTATCTGAGGATGCGATGTTGATATATAGAACATCAAGAGCACCTGAAAGAAGGGTGTTCAAAGTATTCGTGGGAAATATGAATGATGATGATGTTGAAGCATATGTTCAACGTGTTGCAAATAAGTTTAAAAGAGAACAAATTGTTGATAGTAAAACAGGTAACGTTGACATGAGATTCAACCAAATGGCGGTTGACCAAGATTACTTCGTTCCAGTTCGTGACCCAGCAGCACCGATGCCAATCGATACATTACCTGGCGCCACAAACTTATCAGAGATTGCCGATATCGAATACATCCAAAAGAAATTATTAACGGCTCTTCGTGTTCCTAAGGCATTCTTGGGATTTGAAGAAGTTGTTGGTGATGGTAAAAATTTATCATTACAAGATATTAGATTTGCTCGAACGATTAACCGTATTCAAAAGAGTATGTTGGCGGAACTAAATAAGATTGCGATTATTCATCTTTTCTTATTAGGTTTTGAAGACGAATTATCTAACTTCACACTAGGTTTAACAAACCCATCAACTCAAGCTGACTTGTTGAAGATTGATGTTTGGAAAGAGAAAGTTTTATTGTATAAAGATTTAGTTGCCGACCCTGGTAACGGAATTCAAGCAACATCATCAACATGGGCAAAGAAACACATATTCGGTTGGTCTGATGAAGAAGTTAAACTCGATTTACAACAACAAAGAATCGAAAGAGCTGTTGGTGAAGAACTAAAAGCAACTGCAACAGTTATTACTAAGACAGGGTTCTTTGACAATATTGATAAGCTTTACGGCACAACAACAGGAACAACTCAAACACAAGGTGCTGAAACAGAAACTGAAAGTCCATTACCTTCATTCGGAGGTGGTGGTGATATTCCTGAATTACCTGAACCAGCAGGAGCTGAACCAGCGGGAGGAGAAACTCCGCCACCACCAGCAGAAACAGGAGGAGGTGAGGCTGCTGTGACACCAGAATCAAAAAAGAAAGATTTCAATATTTTAGTTGAAAATAACATGATTGAAGGAGATGAATTCCTCGATTTGGGAAAAGCTAGAGAATCTTTGGGAGAAATTTCCTTTTCCCT